AGCTGCATTTGTATTTGTTGTAGCAGAAGTATTTGAATTATAGATAACAGCAGCTTGTGCTGAAATAGTTGCACTTGTAAAACTTATATCGCTGAAATCAATAAATGAAGTATTGTTTGTTTTTCCTGCTCCAGTGCTTGTTAAGTTACCACCGCCCGCAGAATATGATCCAGATGCACCTACCTCTTGAGAAGTAGTGTATGCAGTTGTTGTATTACTTAAAGAAGCAGAAGCACCGTATAAAGCTAGCTTAAATTGATCTCCACCAGAGGAACGAAAGTCGTGTTCGCCTTCTAACAATTCCTTTTTGAAGCTATCACATACCGCTTGTGTAATCGCCATTTTTATGTACCTCCGGGGTCAACTGATTTAAGAGGAATACGGAGGACCCCATCTGAGTATTCGTCTCTTCGTTTTCTGCCCATTTGAGTCTGTGCTAGACCTTGCACTGACTGAGCATACTTTTGTTCGTATAATTGCACATATGCAGGATTTTTCAAGTAAGAAAAAGTTTCTGCCAAAGTGCCATATAACAATAGGTCTGATGCTGTATTTGAAAGGTAAGTTGTTGTAGAAGTTCCTGAGGTTCCATTTCCTAACCTTTCTGGAGTTTTATTATACCACAATTCAACAGTTATAGCTGCGTTAGGAGTGGGAGCTAAAATAAAAGTGTTATCATCCCAATTAGCATAATACTTTGGTGTCCCTGTGTTATTTGCACGATCTATATTATATTCATCAATAAAAGTGGTGTCACGTTGTTCAAGCCATGTTCTATCAGCATTACCATCTACAACTTGAATACCTCTTTCAAAATCAAAATCATCAGGCACAGTTAAAAAAGAACTACCAATTGTTAAAGAGGAAGTTGCAAATTTTCTAAATGCATCTAAATCTAACTCTCTTTGAATTTTATTCTCAACATTTGTAATAAAAACATTTATCACAGTATTTGATAATACTTCAGATCCTACCTCGGAATAGTCTCTTATATTAGTTAGTAATTCGCTATAGTTCATGGTGTGTTTATTTGGTTACCCATTCCTGAGTGAACACTACAATAATAATATAGTGTTGGGGCGCCAGATGCTACTGTTATTTCTAAGGCTCTTGTTGTGGCAGAAGAAAAACCACTCGTATAAGCTGATTGAGATACAGATGAACCGTTAATCTTAAAAACCACTCCTGTTGTATACACTGATCCTCCCGAATGACTTCCTCCATCTGTGGTGCTCAAGAAAAAAGGGTGTGAATCAACGGTGTTATCGCTCAAGTTAAATATATATGTTTCACCTTCATTTAAGGTTAAAACAGGTCTTTCCACACTGTCAATATAGTATGCATTTCCACCACCAGACTTACTACCTACAGTGACTGTATATGTAGTTGTGCTTGCCGTGGAAACTGTGACTTCGCCTAACGAAAGTTGAGAAACTAATCTTCTTATTTGTTGTGCTGGCTGCATACCACTTGACTCAAAAGCAGAATCTCCTGGCGCTCCAGCGAATGCAACGGTAGTCTGAACTCCGTCGGGCCTAGGATTTTGTAAAGCCTCTGGATCTGGTCTTGAGTATGGAGGATCGAGCTGTGGATGTTTGGGTTCATAACATTCTGGACAGACTAGTAACCCATTCCATTCCTTTTGTAATTCTAAATAATCATATTGATATCCACACCTATCACAAATAGCTTGTGAATATTTCCCAACTGCAAAAGTCATTTACTAACTACCTCTAAAATAGTTTTGTGGCACTAAATGAACAGATGTTCTTTGACCATCCTCTGTTAATGCTCTTTGTAATTCATCCTCATAATAAAGTTTCATTTCTTGAACTCTACCTGGGCTATGTTTTTGAGCTAAGTAAAAAGATAAACCAGAAACCATGCATGGTAAAAATCTGTAAGGAGCATCTGGAGTATTTGTGTATGCTCCAGCATCCTCTATTCTAGCGACATAAAAATAATTAATTTGAGTGTCTGTTGTATCAGGAGTTAAATATAAATTAATTTGAACATTAGATAAATTTCTTCTTACGTAATATTGTGTTGGAGTTCCTGTTGAACTTTTGTTCGGAATAGCTTGATACTCTGATCTTGAAATTTTTGTCATGGTAGTGTCAGTTGTACCATTTCTAAAAACAGCCTCTAAAATATCACTCGTATTAGAGGGAGCTGTGTAAGTCGTAGTAGTGGCTACCAAGTTCTGTGTATGATTGACGACTTTCCAAAGATGAACTCCTCTATTGCCCCATTCAGACAATAATAAATTCAAACTTCTTCTAGCAGATTTTAAATCATAACCTGTTCTTGTTTGTTTACCGATTCTCTCGAAGGATTCTTCGATTACATCATCGATATTCAAATCAAAATCTGTTGTACCTGAAGTAGCCATACTAAATTATTTTTTCTTCATCATTCCGCCGCCACGCTTTTTCATGACCTGCTTTTTCTTAGCCATACCGCCGCCCATCATTTTTTTAGCTGCCATACCGCCACCACGCTTCTTCATGACTTGTTTTTTCTTAGCCATGCCTCCGCCTCGTTTTTTGATTACTTGCTTTTTCTTCATCATGGTAATTACCTCTTCTTATTTAATTGTTCATACGTACGTTGCCTTTCAGCCACCACCTCTTCGTAGTAGTCTTTAGGCCATTTCTCATAATAGCCTATCTTATGTAGTTTGCAACTCGCATCATAGAGTTGTTTAAACTTTTGTATAAGCATCATGGAGTATTCTAAATCTGAGTGTTCTACAGGTTCCTCTGTAGGATCACATAAGAACTCCTGTTCATTAGGATCGGCAGGAGTTTCGGGATGAAAGCCCATAAAATATACATCTCGTCGATTGTATGTTTTATTATAGAAATCTATCTTGTCTTGAAATTGTTCAGGTGTGTATTGTTCAAAAAAAGGATCACAATAGATAATAATATCGTGTTGCTTTTTATCCCAAGATTTTATCACGCTAGTTAATTGTTTTTCATACTTGGATTTATCCATGCGAACCTCTATCCGCACTTTATTATCTTTTCTCCATTTAGCTGCAAAAGGACAGGCTGGAAAACCTATGTGCTTATTAACTGGTTCTAAGATAGTCTTAGACCAATTAATCACATCAAGCTTTATTTTTTCTGCTTGTTTTTTTCTTGACAAAAGTTTTCACATTGGTGGGTTTAGGTCCCACATTACCTGCTGCTCGTTTTCTAGATACTGCTGATTTAATTTGACCCTTGGTCATTCTTGCAGCTTTTGCTGCGGGGACACACTTTGGATACTTTCGTTTAGCGTCTTTTTTTTGTTTTGTTCTACCGCACTTGGCAAAGCCACCACCTTTTGTTCTGGTGCTAATATCTCGCCAGTCTTGTTTAAACCACTCTTTTAATCCTGGTTTAGCCATCTAAATAATTTTTGTAGTTTTTCTTTTGTTGGCCATAACCGCTCCACATCCTCTAGCTATGCCACCCTTATTAAATTTTGAAACTTTCTTACGACCTTGTGATATTTTATTAAAATCTATGATACC